TAACAACCATTCGAGAGTTGCGACTGTCTTTCTCACTTTATCCCCTCCCCCCGTGTATTGACCCTCAAAAGCCGCCAAATCGCGTTAAAACGCACAGAACGGCGTTTGGCGATGCAGCCAGAGCACGCTGCAAACCGCGGTTTCACTCCCGCCCCTCCCGTTCCGGCCTGTCCGCCTCGTCAGTCGCCTGCCGGTAATCGGTCATGAGCTGAGCAAGCGCCGGGAAGACCAGCCTGACCCGCTCGATCTCGTGGGCCCATTCGTAATGCAACGCCTGCCTCGTCCTGCCGGTCTTCGCCGCCATCTCGCCGAACGACTGCCTGACCGCCGACACATCGCCCGAGCCCAGCCGCAAGGTCACGAGAAACATCGTCGGCGAAAGGTCCGCCAACGTCCCCAGCCTGCGGCATAGGTCCGCCGCGCTCGTCATCCGCAGCTCGTGCAGCTCGACGAGCCGCTCCATGATCTCCGCCGATAGCCGTCCCGCATCCGACCGTGCGCCGTCATAGGACGCCTCGTAGGTCGCCGCGCGGTCGTATGTCGCCGTAATCACGTCAGGTCACCGACCGGGTTGTGAATCAGCTTCCGCAGTTCGGGTGAAATCTCCACGGCGTCAATGCCTTGTATGCCGAGCTGCCCGATGCTCTCGCGCTGTTGCAGGATCAAGATCAGCGCCCGAATCTTTTTGATGCGCTCGCCGTATTCCCGCGTGATGGTCTTACGCTGCATCTCCAGCGTCGTGATGGCTCGCGCCGCCCGTGCGGAGAAGCGCAAAGCCTCCAGTTCTCGCTGATCTTGGTCGTGTGTTTGGGTCGTCGTCATGTGTTGCCCCATCGCTTTTGACGCATTGCGCTGCGAGTCAATCACGAACGCGTTTCTGCATCCCGCTCAATCACCGTCAGCCCGTTGTTCCGATGCGTCCGATAAACGACGCGCCACTGCGGCTCTACAACCAGCCACTCGTCAATCGCCCGATTGATGCCCTCGCCGCCGTCGTCTCCTACGGTCCCAAACGTCTCCGTGTCGTGAAACACAATCCAGCGCCGAACCGCGTCGCCGTGCAGCGCCAGCTCCTGCCGCACTTGGTCGTAGCGGTGCAGCGTGTCGATAAATAGCAGGTCGGTCGGCTCAATCTGCGAGATTGCCAGCGTCGAGCAGATCGAAAAAACCCAGTCCGTTTTGGTGTGCGGTCTCATCGTCTTGAACACGCCGAACTGGTCGTTGATGTCGTAGCTGCGCAGCGTTGCTCGCTTCATCCTCAGCCCGTGCAGAAACGCGAGAGTTGAGCACCCGGTCCGCACGCCGAATTCCGTCACCTGCTGGCATTGCGCCGCGAGTAGCGAGAGCAATGGCAAATGCTCGTTAATGTCGCACGGCACCCGTGTTGCGTGTTCGAGTGCGGTCGTTAGTTGGTCGTTTGTGTTTTTCATGGTTGAGAATGTTCCGCGAGTTGCCGAAGAAGCTCGGCGAGTTCCTTTTCGAGCGTTTCGAGTGCGTGCGTGACTGAACGCAAGACGCGCTGATGCCCGGTCCGTCTTTGGAGCAGCGCAATTATCTGCGCTTCGATTTCTTCTTTGGTTTGTTTCATGGTTAAAGTTGCGGCGCGACGATCTCGGTCCCGTTGATCCAAAACTGCTCTTCGATGTGCCCGTCAGCGAAGACGAGCCGCACCGCTGGCCCGTCGAGTCGGTGAATCTTCCCGTGATAATACCACACACACGAGCCGTCTGGGTTCGTGACTGCCGGTCCGCCCTCTGCGTGCAGCCGATTTTGTTCGTCGTAGAGCCTCATAGTTTTTTGTGGAATGAAAAGCTGGGTTTGAAGAACTCGACCACCTTGGCGATCCCGCCCGCTCCGTTTCGATTCTTGGCTTGGTCGATGACGACCTGCACCGTCGGTGCGTCAGGAACCGCCATCACGTCAGGGTCAGGATAGAGCAGCCACACCCGATCTGCGTCCTGCTCGATTGCGCCTGACTCGCGCAAGCCTGAGAGCTTCGGCCGGCTGCCGTCTTTCTCGGCGTCCCGGTTAAGTTGCGAGAGCAGAATCACGGCCACGTTGAAATTCAGCGCCATGAGCTTTATCCGGCGCGACATGAGAGCCACCTGTTGCTCGCGTGGTGCGCGTGAGTCCTCGGCGTGGAGCAGTTGCAAATAGTCGATGACGACCACGTTCGGCAATGCGTCCGCAGCCTTGAGCATCGCTACGCGGTCCTCAATGTCTGAGACCGACTTGACCTGACGCACCTCGAAGATGTGCAGCCGCTTCTCGTCCGCTTTCATCTTCTGCGCTGAGGCAATCCACGAGGTCTTGGCCGATTGATACTCGGCGGCGGTGCAGCCTCGCACGATGCCGGCGCTTCGCCCCAGTCGTTGCTTCGCGAGCCGGCCGACCAAATCCCGCGCCTGCATCTCAAGGGACACGATCATGGCCTTGCCGCCGCCGCGCACAACTGAGTCAGCCATCTGGATCGCGAGCGCGGTCTTGCCGACGCCCGGCCGGCCTGCAATCACGCAAACCTCACCGCCTCGGATCTTCCCGAAATACTCGTCGCAGTGCGGCAATCCAGTCCCGACGACCCCGGCCTCGCGGCCGTGGATCTCGTCGTAAATGTATTCGTCCACGATTGCCGAAAGGCTCTTGGTCGCGCCTTGGATCGAAACCGCCAGCTCGGCCTCATGGATCGCTTTCCGTGCGGCCGACCAGTCCTCTTCCCATTCGCCGCCCTCGCGTGGAGTGACTGCGCCGAGCGCTTGAGCGAGCTTGGTGACGGCCTTGCGGCGCTTGTTCGCGTCGATGACTTCGATGGTGAGCTGCTTCGCAAAGATCGATGTCGGCTCAAGCGCGGCGATCTCCGCCAGTTGGCCCATGCTCTCGGCATCGATGGACGAACCAAAGGCGCGTCGGCCGACCTTAAAAACGTGCGTGTCCTTGTCCTCGGTCGCGGTCTGCACGAGCGCCTGCCAGATAATTCCGAGCATCGGGTCCGCGAAGGTCTCGGCGCTGATACCTTGGTTGACCGCAGCGGCCACGGTCTGCACGCCGCCAGCCATGCACGCCGCGATCAGCCGGCGCTCTGCGGGCGATGGGTCAGGAGCGGTCAATGATGCTTTCATGCGCTCGGTTTCCTTTCGCTGCGTCCATCGGTTTTTCGATGCGGTTCAGCCAAGCCACGAATCGGCGACGTGTCGGCATCTTGCGGTTCACGCTGCACCACGTCTGCATCTTGGAATACTCGCGGCGAACGTCCATCAGGTTGTAAGCCGGCAGAATCTCAAGTTCCTTCAGCCAATCTTCGTCGCTGGTCACGGAGGCATCCGTGACGCAAACCGAAGCCGTTTGTTTCTCAGCTTCTGACTTCTGACTTATGACTTCTGACTTATTGCCCGTTACATCTGCGTTACCTGATTCGTTACCGGCTTTGTTACCGTGTTTCTTGCGATGGTTCTGAACGCGTAACCTCGTCTGTTCCCGCGTGATAGATTCATTCATCATTCTGCGGCATGTAACACTTACATCGCCGTTACCGTTCCGTATCACATCGCCGACTTTCATTTCTTCGATCTCACTGAGCGCACATTGAAAATCGGCTTCGGTCGATCCCATGATTCTGGCCCAGCCTCGCGCCGGTAAGGTTAATGTTCCGCGCGTGGATGACTTGTGCAGCACGCAAATGATGTCGACCCACGCTCCGCGAGCGGCCAGCGAAAGGACTCGGGTATCAACCAAATAGTCCGATGGGTAAAACTGAAGGAAAGGTAGCTTGCTCATAATCAAAAAAACCCGACCAGCCTTCGCGGTGAAAATTGGCGCACGAAACGCCTCGCGAAAACTGGCCGGGAAATTGATCTATGATTCATGTCGTGCAGTAGGCTTTTCACGGCCTGCTCCTTGTTTACGCTTTGCGCTCGCCGGGTAAAGGCAAATCTACTTCGCAGCCCCCACCCCGAACCGCTCCACGCTCACGTAAACGCCAATCCTCGCGTCGGTGATGGCCCAGAACTTGTCAACGCGTAGCAGTGCCACCTGCGAATCATCGCGCCAAATCCGCCCGCCGCGCGTGATGCGGTCGAGCACGAGCTTGGCGAGATTGTCCGCGTCCGGCTTGCTCACGTGGCAAACCGGTGCGCTCGCCTTCACGTGTCCGCCCTTGCCATAGTGCGACTTCGGCCGGCGAAAGAAGAACGTGAGCTTGCACTCGAAGGCGCCGACCGGGTCGAGTGCCCCCGCCGCCGCCTTTAGCTCGCGCTCAATCCCGAGGTCCACCGCCCGCTTCCACGCGTCCGCCACGTCCGAGTCATACATCCGCGCAACGTGCTTTGCGCCCATCTTGCGGGCGAAGGCTCGCGCTCGAGGTTGGCCCTTCGGGTCGCCGTAAATGAAGGTGTTCATGTCGCCCTCTCCTTCCGCCTGACGAGCAGATGGTCCCGCTCAGCCTGCGTGATGCGATGCAGCGCCAAGCTCAGTCGCCGCGCTCGTGCGTGAACATTGCTCAGCGTGGCGCCGCGCAGGTTTCGAACGATCTCGCTCGGTGACTGCATTTCCATTAGTCGCCGGTCGATCTCAGAATTCGTTTTTTGGTGCTGTGATTTTGACCTTACCATATTGTGCCTTTCGTTTTTTGAACCGTCCGAGCTTGTCTCGTCCGGCCTGTGTTTTGCGTTCGTTCGCGAGGTAGTTCTCGACCCATTGCTCGTCTCGGCCTCGGCGCTTGCCGAGCCTATATCCGAAATAAGACGCGATGCCAGCGCAGAGCGTAAGGGCGAGAACCGAGAGCGTGATCAGTAGTTCGTTCATGTTTCGCGGGTGATGCCGATGAGAGTCACGAGCCAATCCACTTCGGTCTCAAGTTCGTCCGCCGCAAGCAAAGCCTGTTCTAGCGTGCAATATTTGATCGCGCTAATGGAGTGCCCCGGTGCGCTGAGCGTGATGCGCCAGTTGTATTTAAGGTTCGATTTCATTTCAGATACCACGCTGGCAGTTTCAGTTCGTGAATCGTCGGCTCAATGTTCGGCCAATCGTTCGTCTCGAGGCTGCGCTTGAGCCGCACGAGGTCCGCGATGTTCTCGTCCTGACCGCGTGCAATCGCGTCGTCCGAGAGTGTGTAAACCGCTACACCGAACGGCTCGACCTTCTCTACGGCAACGTAGAAGATCCGCGAGACCGGCCTCTGAAAAATCTCGTTGATCAGCGGCAGATAAAATCCCGCCTGCCGATGGTAGCCATAGGAGAACGCGGCACGCTCGAAGTTTCGGAACGCGTCGCTGTCCAAGCTCTCGACCGTCTTGAGGTCCAGCGCGTAGGGTTCGCCGTTGGTCACCTCGCAGCCGAACGAGCTGAACCAATCCGTGCGGCATTGCAGAGCGCCCAAAGCGTTCGGCTGTTCCTTGCGCCAAGTCATCTCGGCGTGGCCGTCGTAGAGCAACTGCGACGCGATTGGATGCGCCGCCACCGCCTCGCGCATCGCCACGACCTGCGCCATCTCTTCGGCGTCAAGTAGCGTCTTATCCGCGTGCTGTGCCGAGAACTCGGCGAACTGGATCTTCCCCTCCTTCGTGCGCCGGTCGCAGTCCGGCCGCAGAATGTAACGCTTGGCGAATTCCTTTTCCTCCAAGATCGCGCAATGGACCGCCGAGCCGAGGCGAAACGCGCTCGTCTCTTCCGGCTGCGGCAGAGTCTTCGCCACATACTTTTTGTAGTAGAGCGCCGGCCGCCTGCGGTAGCACTCGAGCTTCGAGTGACTGATCGCCGGGTTGGCGTGGTAGGCTTCGATGGTCTCGGCGCTCATTGTTTGCCCTCCCGTGCGGCCAGCATGGCGTCGGCAGCTGTGTAGGCTCCTGTGGCCATAACTTTATTGTCGTTATTGCGGCGATCACGCGGAGCAGCGCAAAATCCCGCCAACGCCTGCCCCGCGAACCAGTCGCGCAGGGTCATGCCGTTTTGCGATTCACGTATAATTGAGCCAGACGATCCTTTAGTTGCTGGCCGTGGAAACGCAGGTCCGCCGTCGTTGATTGGTGTGCTCATTTTTTGCCCTCCACTTCCAGCCCCAGCTTCGATTGCAGCGGGTCAATCTCCGTCTCCGACTCGTCCCTGAACCGGACTGACCAGCCGACCTTGACGCTGATCGTGGGAGCCATTGCGAGCGCGTCCCATTCGACCGAGAACGTGGCTTTGGCCTTCGGCTCGGTCTGGTCCTCGTCGTCAGTGAATCCGTCCTGCGCCGCTTTCGCGATGCTGCGGAAATTGGTTTCGAGCAGCGCCCGGAATTGCTCCGTGGCTGCGTTTATGATGGCTGTCTGTTTTGTGTCGTTGTCGTTGTTCATGTTAGTTT